GCACGTTTAATGTTGCGATGATATGTTGCATGTAGTATGCCTATTCTTAGTTTTCTGATAAATTTAAACATGATTTTTATGCTTAGTAATAACTACGTTTAATCCTTCTTTATATAACTCTTCCCACACAACCTCACATTCATCATATGTGTCTACAAATATAGAACACTGTTTTGCTCCATGGGTCAATGTAGCGCACTGAACCGCTTGATAGTAACTATGGCCGCATGTATCTATTAAGCATGAAATCACGTGATCAAATGTGTTGTGATTATCATTCTTTAATATGATCTGATACTGACCCCGTTTCTTTTTTGATTGCTTCTGTGACATCCCTGATAATCGCTGCTTGTTCCCAAAACTCATTTTGTTTTGCATAATTTAATGAATCATTTAAAAATCGTAACTTATGTTCAGTGTCCCATTTATCTGGCCACTCCCATTCATCAGTTTTCATAACATTAATCGAGCCGATGAAAATTTTATCTAGAAAATTTCTTAGTTCCATACTATATAATATAAAATTTACACAAGATAACCAAATTTATCTCAATCGAATCTTTTGCCCGGGTTGAATACTATCATTATATTGCCCTTGTATGTTTGAAAATCCATTTATACCTATTATACCATCTAATGTTAATCCATTATCTACAGCAATTTGTAATAATGTATCGCCAGCTTTAACTATATGATATTTACTATTAGTAGTTTTAATAACATCGGTTCGTACATATCCATATTCACCTGATTGTAATTTAACATAACACCATTGTTTGCTATCTTCGCCTTTTTTCACACTCTTAACAATACCAATAGCATTAGGCCAATATACTGTAGTTAATAAATTATCAAACATACCATTATCTACTACAGCAGTTTCTCTAACATTTGCATAATTAGTACCAGGTTTTGGATATATGGTTTTACCAATTAAATCAGATGCAGTTAATACTTTTGGTGTAACATTTGTTGCATTGTTCGAAGTAGATGTTACTGCAGCAGCTGTTAATTTTGGTTTTAAAAAAGTATCATAAAATTTTGTATTTCGTCTTGTTAATTCTTTTCCACCAGCATATCTTTTATAATGTTTAACAGCTTCTTTCCAATTTTTATTAACTACAGCTTTAGTAAATGTAGGAAACTTACGTAAACTACCTACATTAAATGCAATATCCGTTAACATTTTTAATTGATCAGTATCTAAAACTTTTCCTGGAAAATTTTGTGATACATATTCTTTAACTTTATTAATCGAATCATATAAATCTGCTTTTAAATGATATTCTGCTTTAGATTCCGGCCATTTTGTTGCAGGTTTTACATCATCACCTGTATGACCATATCCGATAGTCCATACTCCTACAGAATCTTTATATGCTTTATGAAGTTTACTTGCAGAATCTTTAACAGCTCCTTCTACATCTTTAATGTATGATAAAAATGAAGAATCTAATATATCCTCGTTTAATAAACTTTTTAATCGTATCATTTTTTAGACTCCCGGATAATTAGTTCACCTAGTACTTCTAATCTACCAACCTCGCGCTGAAATTCAATCTGAGTCATTGAAGTAGATATCTTTTTATATGTGGCGTCAAACTCTCGTTTCGCAGCTTCTAAATCAAATTTACCAGCAGCTGCCTTTTTATAATAAGGAAGTTTAACTTTGAAATGATGCCATGTTAGAAGTGCTAAACCACCTTTCTTATGTGCGGTTGTAGCAATCTTCTCAGCACCAGCTTCGCGTGTATCTGCAAATGATTCAAAAGTTTCTTTTTTGTTTTCTTTTGATTCGAATAGTAAATTTATTAGTTTCATATTAATAAATATTTACTTGTTCGGTTTATCTGGTTTAAATTCTGTCATGTATGAATAATCTGTTTCATAACCAGCTTTACCTTCGACACTATATACTGTCATATCTATTCGATATCCTGGATTTTTATCTATACGTTTAAATGTCCAAGCATTATCCATCCATATGATTCGATTATTAGGATATATGAAATAGTTTCCATTATCCATTTTGAATACATGGCCGCATTTGTGTTCTGGAGTTTCTGAAAAATTAGTATCCAATACATTTCTATTTTCGTGTGACCAATCCAATGTAAACAAATAAACGCCTTGTCGTTTTACTCCAGTAATCGAAATTAAATCAGCCCGAAGACCAGATAATCTTTCTCGTATCTGTACATCGATGTATGACGAAAAACAATCCCAATAAACATGTTCTGTTAATGGTAGTTTTTCTGCATCTTTATTCCAACAAAATGCATGTATAGGTCTTCTAGTCCAATTAACTCCATTTTCTAGAAAAGCCTCAAATAATGGAGTTCTTTTTTGTATAGATGCTACGCTATGTACATCAGCAAGAGTATATTCTCCATGACCGCGTTCTTGATTGAATAAAAATTCATTTCTTATATAACATGTTATTGTAGGAATATTTGCATTTAAGTATGCCATTATCTTTTGTGTTTAGATATTTCAACTGCTGCTAATTGTTTAAGTGCAGCTCGTTTTGATTTTGGATGCTTAGATAATCTGCGGCCCGATTCGGTAGTAGCAAAATACCCAGCTTCTGTTTTTTCGATGCGTTCACCCATTATTTGTTTCATGTGATTTTTAAATCCGGCTGGAACAAATTGTGGTTGTTGTGAATTGTATGCATCTGGCATATCCGTATTATCTTCATGTCCCATGTTGCTGGTAATGAAATGATATACCTCTTCTACATCATCTGCAGAAGTTGTTATGTGATCCACAGCCCATGCATGACCGTCGCTAAGCAATTTGTCAACATGAGCCGGATCCATATTTAATAACTCACCAACTGCATGATGTATGGTTTTCAGATTCTGAAAAAACATGTAGTTAACACTCTCAGTGTTTTGACATCCACCAGATGCTCCTCCGCAACCACACCCACATTCGTTGATTCGTTTTTTCATTATGCAGCCTTATTTTTTGCAACCACTGACCAAATTGCTCCAATCAATGTAATTACACTACCTGCAATTGTTGATACTGTTTCTGCATCAACCATTCCTTTTGCTACTGCTAAACCACCTGCGAATGTTAAGATGTGTCTTGCAATTCCTAAAACTTGTTCTCTTGACAATTTCATAATGTTTCCTTTTTAATTTATTATAAATATGTAACTACGTTATATACCTAAATGATTTTTGATTGCAGCTAATTCGTTTTTCAATGTATCAATTTCTTGCTGTTGTGACTTAATACCTTCGATTAACACTGCTACCAGTTTATCGTACTCGATAGTTAAATAGTCTTTGAATCCACTCTGTTTAACTACTTGCGGTAAAACTGCTTGAACTTGTTGTGCAACTAAACCGATTTGTGATCCGGTAGACTCGGTGCCGATTTTAAATTCTGGTTCATTTTCTGAAGTCCACTCGTATTGCACTCCGTTCAATGCGTTTATAATATCTAATGATCCAGATATAGTTTGTATGTTGGTTTTTAAACGTTGATCTGATGACGTAGCTCTAATTTCGCCGCTAGTTGCATCACGGCCTATTGCAGTACCAGTACCGCCCCAGAGTGTCCCGATGCTTAGTCTGTTAGAGATAGTTACATTTGGATATGTAAATCCGCCGGATTCGTAATTAGGATCTACTACCATAAATTTTTCTGGTGGTGCTACACCTGCAGAAGCTGATCCTGTTACTGATGATGTCGGTGCTGCCCAGAACTCTAAACTAGATGTTGGGTTGACCCAATAACCGCATGAATAGTTTTTCTTTATCCAATTGCTCGATGCGCCTGAATAAAAGAAATTACTTTGAAATGCGTCAGCATATACCCCGCCAGATTGCACATGCACGCCCGGTTGACCCCATTTATCATTATTTTTAAAGTACTGCCGTTCGCCAAATACGATTACCGGATATCCGTCAATTCCGGTAGCCCCTTGCTGAAATGAAGCACACTCTAGACCACCATCTGACAAGGATATTGCTGCACCAGACACTGAATCGCCGCCATCGTGAAATCCAATACCAGACGTTGTACCGTTGCCGAATGTTAATGCAGGATATGCAGCAGAACCGGTTTTTGCTAGCATGACATGACCTTTAGCGACAGCGCTATTACCATCAATTGTTACCGCAACCGATCCTGACGCTTGCAATCTAAAATCATTTGCATCATCCGTTCCAATTGTAAGCGTTGTTCCGAAGCTATTGCCATTTTGTAATACCGCATATTGTAAGTAAGATGCGGTTGTAGCAGATGCTGCAGATACTGCTCTGGATGCAGATGTTGCGAAACTAGAACTAACCGCATTTAAAACATATGAAGAAGTTACTGCATTGTTAGCCCATGAAGCTGTTCCAAATAGTGAACTAGTAATACCCGCTGATACTTGCATACTACCGGTAATTGTGGTAGTACCATTTGAACTTACAATAAAACTACCGCTATTACTAGTTAATGATAATAGGTTGCAAGAATATGCTGCCGAAACAAGTATTGCGGATTGTGCCGGATCATTTGCTAAGAATAATACTGCTAATCCATTTTGTCCGGTCGATGTTTGCGTTACTTGCAATTTACCAAATGAGGATCCGATGGTTCCAATTGATATGTCACCAGTAGCTGTTTCATATATATTACTATTATATAAACGACTATTGGAAACATATGGTATTATACGAGAAGTTGCTGTACTATCTAACACTGCTCCGTTTATATAAGAAGCAGTTGTTGCGTAGCTGGAACTTATAACGCTACCATTATAATAAGATGCGGTAACGGAATTGTTAGCCCATGAAGCTGTACCTTGCAATGATGCAGTTACACCCGCAGTTACACTTAATTTACCTACAATTAATGCATCTCCAATTAAAGATCCATCCCATTCACCAGTAATACCAGTTAACTGCGAACCATCTCCTTTAAATGATCCGGAGAACGAGCCAGTTGCTACGACCGTATCAGTAGACCCTCCACTTAATGCATCAATAGCTCTAGTAACATGTTCTGCTTGTATGGTACCGCCATTAGTTATGCCTGTTTTATTTATCAGTGCCATTATTTTTTATCCTTCTTCTTGTACATTGGCCAATTCTTTGTTTTTTCATTCAGCCATTCTTGACGATCATCACACCCACAATCTTCATCTAGAAGCTGAGCAATGCGTTTTGCTAATTGATCTAATTTTACTGCCGATGTAATCTTTTTGATATCATCGCCTAATCCTCTACTTTGCATATCTTGATCCGTTTTTAATTGCGTTTTGTATTTGCATTATCATGGTTTGCCATTGAGCTGTGTGCGGTATTTCAAACACTCGCTTACCTGGAAACTGATATTGCTGTTCTGGATGCATCATTTCACAATGGCCGGTTTCATCAATACCCAAAACTTTATGCGGCACATCCTGCATAGTAATAGCGCCATTGGTCGTAGGTATCATAGTGCAGCGACCTGGATGTGACCATTGACCCATTTCATCTTCTATGCCACCAGTTTTTACAACTATATCGTCCCAATCAGTAGGAGTTAGAGTTTGTTTTTTAGTTACATGTGCTATTAGATTCTCGGTTACTTGTGTTTCGTGTTTCTGTTTAAATGATGATGGGAGTATGTGTTTATCTACTTTAAGAGCTTTCATTAACAATGCTACTAATGTGCCGCCTGGTGCAACAGCCATTGTTGTCATTCCTAACATCTTAATCACGTCTTTCATTTGCTCACGAACCCAGCGCCATTCCGTATCATTTAATTTGCGTCCTTGCATGTGCTGCATGAGCATTGTGAAAGCCATTTTAGTTTCATCTCGTTCATTTCGCATCGCCGATACAAAATCTCGCACTTTTTGTTTGGTTTTATCCAATGTAATAACACTTTCAACAGCTAATTGCTTCATTGTTATCTTTTTCTGAAACTGTTTTAAACGTTCTAAATATCCTTTGTTACGAAGATACTTGAATGCCATATTTTCTACGGAATATTCTCCGGAAGCATCTAATCCAGTTTGTCGTAGATGTTGTAAACGATTAAGTAAATTTCGTATTTTAAATTCTATCTTAGGATCTTTAGCATCTAATGCATCTATTTCATATTGATATGGTTCTGCTTTTTGTTGTATAGCATCGTCATCGACTGAAACAGTTTCTGAACTAGGTTTATTAATCCATTTGTCATGTGCTAATGAATATATACCAACTGACGAATTTAAATTTTCATTAGAATCTTGAGCATATAACTCAATGTTCATACCTTTATATTTAAGTGGATAGTTGTTATTCCATACACTTTTTTTTGCATGCATATAGTTTTGAACTAATAACATATTATCCCCAGCTTCTGAATAATTTACAACTACATGTAAATCGATATCGCTATATTCAGTCCAGTTATAATTAGCACTACTTCCGATAATTATTATATCTAATATCGGAGTTTCTATTTCTAAAAATTCATAAAATGCTTTAGCAATTTTTAAAAATGCTAAACGAAGCTTTGGTTTTAATACATCTCCATCCCAGAGCTTCGGGTTCAAATGACTATGTGATTCGTATTCGTTAATCATATTATCTTCTATCGCCTGCTACCACCAGCTTCGCCATATGGGTCATAATTCAATTCACCTGATTTAATAACGCCGCCATCTTTATCAACACTATAACCTGCCAGTTTCAACGCAGTTTTTGTAAGTGGATTTTGTACCGCACTATCTCGATATTTCTTTATCGATGTAGCAGTTCCAGGTAATACCGTTTCAACACCGGCTTTAATAATTGGATATATTACGGCAGTCGGATTATCTCGAATTTCATCCTGTGAAATATCTTCACCCATATCGTCTAGTTCGTTATATACAATATCAATCCATTTTCGTCCACCCATATCAACAAATCCTGCCATATCGCGTTTACTTAATGTAGTTTTAAGTGATTTCACAGCATCTGTTCTGTATAAACTCCATGTTAAACTGTTATTAGAAATTGCATGATCAGTTACTGTTTTTGATGCACGTTCCCATACACGCGGATCTGATTCTAGTTCTTTAAAAAATGATTGAAATTCTCTTGCATTTTTAGATCCTAATATTTCATCGGGACCTGGAATTCGTAATGCCCCGCCAGATGATCCTTGTCTCCAGGTAGGAAAATGTTTTTTCATTATATCTTCAACACCTTTTATGCTAGATAAATTATGCATTAATGAAGTAGGATTTGGAGTAGTTTTTGCCAAAGCCATTAATTTATTTGGCGACGCCATTTCTCGAGCAAATCTAGATTCTAATCCTTTTGCTATAGCTAATAATTTTTTTTCTGGAAACCATGCTAATCCGCGGATACGCTTAAATAAACCTTCTGCTCGTAACGGAGTAACTGCACTAATAATTTTATTAGCACCTCGCACTGAAATATCAGTGGCAGTTGTTATTGTTTTATTAAGAGTAGCACCAGACTTTGCTAAACGTTCTGCTCCTTTTACACCGGCAGCTGTCAATTCAGCAATTTCATCTGATGATTGTTTTAACCATCCTGCAAACTCATCTAATTGGTTTGCAATATCATCTGGCAAAGATTTTTTATTCTTTTTGAAGATATCATATAATCCGCCTAATCCCGAACCTATATCTTCTAGTTGATTTTTTGAAAGTATTCCGGTTTTTTGTAGCTCTTTCCAAAGTATTTCTACATCTTTTGGATTTTTTAAAGAACTACGTAACAATGTTTTAAATCCTTTGAAACTTCGCTCAGCCGCTTCTACTGCTAATTTAAAACTACTTTTCAATGCTGAACCAACTATAGGAATAACTGCTATTAATGATAATGCTCCTTCGAAATAGTCACCTTCTATAAAATACCACGCAGCATTAACTATATCTATAACATCGCCCCATCCGGGAATAAAACCAGCCCAATCTAAAACAGTATGTGACCAGTCTGAGAATTTTTCATATGTGGTTAGTTCTTTGCGTTCTTCTTGTGTACCGAGTCTGAATGTTGGTATGCCATTTATCATCAAAATATCACCAGCATACACACTAGTATCTCCACTATCTCGTCCATCTGATGTAGTGTATAATAAAATACTATCTTTATTAGTAGTAGTTTTATAAAATAAATCACGACGTTGGTTGGTAGTATATACAGTGCCTGTGTTGTAAAACCACAATCTATCTTGTTTAGTAACTCTACTAGCGCCAGATGGATCTGTTACTTTAACATCTAATTGATATCCATGTGGATTGATGCCTAGCGCAAATGGCTTTGCCCCTAAATTTATAAGTGCGGCTTCTCTTGTGCGAAAATTACCTCCTCCGGAAGTCCAATTACCAGGAGCAAATCCGACAGGATTTTCATCAGTTAAATCTCGTCCATAAAACTCTAATAATCGTTTTTTAAATTCAGGATTGCTGCGTTTTAATTGGTTTATTTCTTCTTTTATTATTCGCCGTAAACGTCTAGCCGGTGATGCCATATTTTAATTCCTATTATTATTTTATAAATAAATATGATTATTTCCAAAAGAGCTGTACGATAATCAATGAAAATGCTAATATCAATGATATAATGGTTTTTGCCGTAACGGGTTCTTCTTTAAACATATGTGTTAATATGCTGAACACAAATATACCTGCTGTGAAAGATATGAATCGTCCTGGCCAGAATGTTCCTCCGAACCCGTTAACGGTATTCTCTGTAGCATGCATGAATATCCAGGTAATAGGAATACCTAATAGAATAAGCAACCAACGCCAATCTCTGGCCCATTGCCACAATAAAGGACTATTTAATTGAACCCAGACAAGTATTTGCCCGATGATAAACAAGATGAATCCTAATGCAATTTGTTTATAACTCATTATCTATAGTATATAAAAATTACATTAGGATTCAAACCAGATTAGTCTTTATGTTTATCGAATTTTTCTAGAATTTGTTTTAGTAAGTCTGCCTTGATGAACCCGGCATTTGCTGCATTTTTCAATGCACTCATTATTTGAAACACTATGAATGGAAATAATATGGTTTCACTCAACCAACCCGTTGCAGGAAATCCTTTTTCTACTACAAGCAACACCGTTAAGAATACGATCCATGTTACGAGTGTTCTAAGCACTTTAATGGCTTTGCATGTTTGAAAGCCTTCACGTTTAGTTCCAGCAATAACTCCGAAGAATCCATCCAGCAACACTACCGCACATAATGCTAAATACTGATCACCATAGTGTAGAGTAAGATTAAAGAAATACGTGCAAACAAAAGAAGTTGCGGTTGTTACGGAAAGTAATATTGCCATTAAAGTTGTTTTCATCTAGTTGTCTCCTACAATGTTTTTAGCATTGTGATCATTCTTGGACAAGGATAAATATCTACTTTGTCTTTTCTGTAACTGTTGTGTGAATATAACCCATTCTCACCACGCAATGCTTTTGCATTTACGGTAAACATTTGATCATAGTTAAATGTTAAATCTATTTTATATGTATCTCGCCAATACAATAGCAAATCATGAACTGATTCAATCTGTGCATCTGAGTATCGGTGAAAGTATTTGTGTCCTTTGTAAGGAGTTTCTAATTCGGTAACTGCTTCTTTAGGAACTTCCCGATCTACATAAGTATAAAACTTATCACCTCTTTTTTCCAATTGTCCCCAATTGCAAATTTCAATACCAATAGAATGTTTGTCGACAGGATAGTGTGGCAACTTATGTGCTCTAAATACTTCTTGTTTAACACCTAGGTGATATGCCCAATGTTTTGAAGAGAATGCTTGGCATATTTCTCCATCTACGGAATTCTTACCTGGACCTGATATTGTAACACAGGTAGCAATACGTCCTCTGTCGTCGCCGTTCCAATTCTGAATAGTTCGATCACCTGCTGAATTACCAGCTGTATGATGCAATACGATTTGTTTTTTTTCAGCCACTTCTTTAATGTACTGAGACTCATTAAGTGGAACTTGTTTAATTTTGGTTAAATCCAAACTCATATTAGTTATCTCGTTTTAATTATACTTCTGGTTCTTTATTTGTATTAGTATCTTTGTGTTTAGCAAATTTATCTACTGAGGTACCAAATAGTGCAGCAATCACTATGTATTCAATTGCTGCAATTAATTCGTGCGATGGCGCTATAGATTTTGAATATAATGCATTAATAAACATTATTAATAATAAAGCAAAAAATCCAATAAATCCAATTACACGTTTCATAGAAACTTCACCGCTTCTGCAATCGATAAACATACTTTTCATAAAGTTTTTTTTATTCGCCATATTACTCCTCTTTGATGTAACTAGGTTAAAATAAATAACTTTATTATAAATATGATGTAACTAAACTTAATGTGTAGTATATAGATGTTGTTGTTGAATTATAGGATTTTGTAGATGTATTTTTTTAGAACTAACATCTTCTTTTTTATTTACATTGATATGAAATATATCATATGAAAACTCCCCGAGCTCGTTTTGAGCATGTACTATATCTTGTAAATTTAATATAAATGTATTAACATGTGCTTCAGTTAAATTATCTAAACTAAATGTTATAATAACATCATCGTGTATATCATTGCTAGTAATTCGCTGAACATAATCATCATCGCTAAACATGTAACAACATTCATCCCATACCGATGACTCTACTCGTAGTAATGCATTTGCTGGAGTGTGTCGATTTTTATAATCTACTAATATTGTGTTAATAAAATAATCTGATGTTTTTATTTTATTAAAAAATGGTTCTATTAGTTTTAATTTATGTGCATTTTGTTCGGTGGGTGATCCGTTTATAATAGCTGATATATTATATACTGGTAATGGATCCATACTATGTGAAAATCTGCCCCATTTTCTAAAAAATCTATTTAATTCTATAGAATCTGCATATTGTTGAAGTTTCGCTCGTTGTTGTGCTTCGGTGTTATTTGAATCAAACCAATCTTTACCTCTACTAGAAGTGCATGTAAAATGATATACCAATGCATTCCATACTTGTATAATTTTAGTTTGATTTAGTACTAATCTAACTAATATATCCGAATCTTCACGTGATCTACGAAATCTAGTATCATGTCCCCCAATAGAATTCCATGTATCTTTATATAATGTAAATGGGGCAAAGAAATATTGTGTTATCCGATTTGTTTTGTGAGTTTCTGCATATGATGTAAATTCTTCTAGATCAAATAACTCCGGATCTAATCCGAAATCATATGTTATCTTTTCTCCAGAATTTCCATGTAATGGTGGTTCTATCCTGGTAGAACAAACAATTGTATTAGGTTGTAAATGTTTTAATACTTCAATATCATAATCTTTACAAACTACCATATCTGACTGTAAATATGAAACAATATCATGTTTAGCCGTTAAAAACAATTCATTAATATTTCGTTGATACCCATATGGCATATCTAATATATTTTTTAAAATTTTTAAATTTTTAAAAACTGTTTTTTGTGACAGTAACCATTCAAATGTGTTTTGATTGTCACTATCAACAAATACTAATATCTCATGATCTAATGTTGATAAATTTTGTTGCAGCGATTTAAACAGTAATTGAATATGTCTTAATTCATTTCTAGCAGTATTAATACAAAAACTAATTAGTTGCATATGTTTCTTTTATTTTATTGTATGTTTCCTGGATACCTTGCTCTAAACCAATATATGATAATACTAAATCATTAAATGACCCAGTATATGATGTACCATTATCTCGTTCAATTTCAATACCAACACGATGCGTGTCTAAATTATTAATTATGTTAGCAATATAAAATAAACGATAGCTATTTGGGTATGTGCAATGTATTGCCGATCGGTATGGTTGGTCTGTTTGTATACAATATTCAACAACTTTAATCAAATCTTTCATATAAAAGAAATCCATTTCTTTATTTTCATGAATAATCATAGATTCGTTATTTAAATATCTTAAAATATTTGATTTGATAAATCTAGTATCTAATTCATTTTCATCAAACACAGCATATATACGAATATCATAAAAGTTATCAATTTCTGATATTGATTTAGAAATTACACGCTTACTCAAACCATATGGAGATTCTGGCGAATTAAATTCTGCGCCGGAGCCAAAATGTATTAATTTGCCATATTTCGATCGATGTTGTAATAAATTATAGTACATTGATAAATTATCATCCATATCCTTAAAAGATTCTTTAACTAACCTACTACCGCCTTTAACAGCACAATGTATTACTATATCAAAATATTTTCCTTCAAAGAAATTAGACATCGCTTCATATGAAGTTAAATCAAAATCTTTCCTAGATATCATTGTTACATCATATAACTGATAAAATGCAGTATGTAAAGACTTTGCAATATAACCAGAGCCACCTGTTATTAATAGTTTCATTTATTTTTTAGTTTCTGTGCGACTTCTAATATTAAATCTTCTTGACCGGCTACTAATTTTCTATTTCCTAATTCGAATATAAGAGATGAATATTCTATACCATATAATTTAGATGCTTTTATAATTGGCTTTTCAAACCCAGAAAATAGTTTTGTTAGTCCAGTTAATACATTTATTGGCGTTGTTATTGGAGCACTAGGTATAAGATAATCCATAACAGAATCTGCTTCTTTTATAGTATCTTCAAAACTAATTCCTGTATGAAATCCACTTTTTTCTAATACAGGTAATATTAGTTCTAGTGGAGCATTGCCTGCACCGGCACCAAATCCTCTAATACACGCATCAATCATATCAGCCCCGGCTTGAACTGCTACTAATGAATTTGCTACAGCACATCCTAGATTATTATGAGCATGAAATCCTACTTTCATATTAGTATATTCTTTAAGCTTTGATACTCTATCGCGAACATCTTCTGGAAGATATGTACCAGTAGAATCCATAATTATAATAGCTTGTGCGCCATAGTCTTCCATTATTTTAGCTTGGGCTACTAATTCATCTGCGCTAATTAACGCACTCATCATTAGAACACCATAAACTTCTTTACCAGCTTTAGCTAAATACTCAATATGCGATTTAGATAATGTTGCTTCTGTGCAATGCGTTGCAACTCTAAATACATCGACGCCGTAGTCAGCAGCTAACATAGCATCATCAATAGTTGACAATCCTGGAATCGTATGAATACCTAATTTAGATGTTGTTAACTGTTTTTTTGCAACTGTTAACATTTCTTTGTCAGTGTTTGGCGATTTTCCAATCAATAATGATGAAGCTGATAATCCATTGCCATGGCCAACTTCTACAATTGGTATGTTAGCTTTATTTGCAAATTGACAATAACGTTCAATGCTATCTAAACTAATAGTATGTTTAACACTATGATTGCCATCTCGTAAACTAGAATCAGTTATAATAATATTTTTCATATCGATGTTAATTTTTCTGTAACTTTTATTGCAGCACAATTGATAATATCTAAATTGCCAGCATATTCCGGTAAATAATCACCTGCTCCTTTTACTCTAATACTTAGTACTAATATTCCAGCTTCATTAATAGTCGGAGGTAACACTAATTCATAATATGGGATATATGTTTTTAATTCTTCAATTTTCTCAGCAATATCTTCTATTAATCCATTAGTGTTAATATCTTTTGTTTTTATAAAAATTGTAGTTTGCATATCCACACATGGTTCTGCTGGATTCAAATTTAATATAACTTTGGTATTTTTACATCCGGTAAATTTTGTAATAGCTTGTTTTGTCGTTTTAATATAATTATCAACATTTATTCTAGTTGCCAATCCAGCACTCTTTGATGCTATCTGGGATACGATTTCAATATATTCTAATCCGGTACATCTCTTTGATAATAAATGCAACATTGGCATAGAAGCTTGTCCCCCGCATGTTATCATATTAACATTATCATCTGTTAGTATCATTGATGAATTAACATCAGGAACACACATATCTCCTACCTTTGCTGGAGTTAAATCTATAACTTTGATTCCTTGTTGTTTAAATATTTTTGCATGCTCCTTTGCATCGGCAGCGCTAGTGCAATCATAAACCAAATCACAACAATTAGGATTGTCAATAAAATATTGTATTCCTTTATCTGATAATGTAACTGGATATACAGATGCGACCTTCATTCCGTCAGAATCTAATCTACGTCCAACGAATGCAACCACTTCTAAAAAATCTGACTTTATCGCTTTTATTAATAAATCAGTACCAATATTTCCGGTACCTAAAATTGCTACTTTTATTTTTTTCATCTTAACATCGTTTTACTTCGTTCGTGAACTATATACATAGAATCTTGTATTTCATTAAATGGTAATAACGGAGACATTTCTTCTAATAATCCTGGAAGTATACTATTATCATTGTTTTTTATTCCTCTTACTTTAGGAATAAATTCCTGATTAGGATCCATGAATACTTCTAAAAAAGCATGTCCATCATAATCTAAAAAACTATCAATATCTGTAAAATATTCAAAACCAAATGCATTTGCTACTTTTTCATAATTAGGTAATTCAACTCCAGTTTTTTTATCTACACAAGTACGATCACCATTAAATAACATATTCTGTGTATGTTTTATCATTAAATATCCATCGTTGTTAAATATGACTATTTTTACTGGCAAATTATGAGTTTTAATTGTTTGTAGTTCTTGAATATTCATCATCATGCCGCCATCGCAGTTTAAACAAATTACTGGACGATCTCCAAACCCTGCTCCAACTGCTGCCGCTAGACCATAACCCATTTCTCCTAACCCTAATGATGTAAACATTTTCTGATTAGGTTTGATATTGAATCCATAAAATCCACTTAGCAATGCAGTGCCCATATCTGTTACAATTGTATAATTGTCAGGAAGTTTCTTTGAGAATGTGTCAATAAATGTATATGAATTAGTAGGATCATTTAAATGTTCTGGCATAATCCTTTTATGAGTATTATTAATTCTATTACAATACAATAGCCATTCAGATATATCTAACTTAATTTGATCTTGTATACAATTTAAACTGTATAGAACATCGGCGATATTTTTATTAATTGATATTTGATCAAATTTTCTTGTTTCCGTTTCATCGATGTCAATATGTACTATTTTTGCATTCGGCGCAAAATCTTTTCTAGAATACCCAGTCTGAAGTAATGATAATCTACTACCCATTACTATTAATAAATCAGAATTTTGTACAATAAAATTAGATGATCGTTGCCCTTGAACTCCAGATCTGCCAAAATTATTGGGATCATCTTCTGATAATAAATCAACAGCTGACCAAGTTAAAATAGTAGGTATGTTATTGTTTGAAACGAATTGTTTAAATAATTGATCACTGTCAGATAGTTTAATACCAGCACCAGCAATGATCACCGGTTTTTTACTGCTATTTAGCAATTGCACGATATTTAATGCATCATCTTTTAAATTAACAAAAGATTGTTTAGTATATGGTACTATTTCTTTTTCTTCAATCTGCTGACCTTGTATATCAAATGGAACTTCTAGAAATACCGGTCCGGGTCTATTTGTTTGAGTTATTTCAAATGCTTTGCTAAACACATCATGCACATTTTCTTTAGTGACACGAACTGACATTTTAGTATGTTTTGAAAATGTATGTACCGAATCATATCCCTGAATGCCGTACATTCTCATATCAGAATATTCTGAAATATAATATGATTGTTCTTGACCGGATATAATTATACCTGGTATCGAATCTGCCCAATTGGATAAAATTCCTGTGAATGCATTAGATGAACCACCGCCGGCTGTTACTAACGAAGCTGCTAATTTACCCGTTGATCTGTAATAAGCACCCATTGCCATAATTGCTGCTTGTTCATGATGTACTGAAACTAATTGTATATTAGTATTTTGATGTATTGAATTAAAAATATGTGAATTTGCAGAACCTATGATTCCGAATACTACTTCTATATTATTTTTAACTAAAAATTCAGCAATAACGTCACTAACTTTTACCATATAAACTTATCGTTATAATATTTTACTATATTTTCTAATTCTGTATCAAAATTAGCTTGTGCTGACCAACCCAATGACTGCAGTTTATTATCATCTAATGCATACCGTACGTCTTGTCCTGGCCTTGTGCATGAAAAATCAATATATTGTTCTATCTCAGATTCATCTACATTATATAATTTAAGAAGTTTTTTTACAGTATCCAAATTACTTTGTTCAAATCCTCCATTAATATTATATATTTCATTAACATTACCCGATTTTATAATTGTTATAACAGCATCTGCAGTATCTTGTGCATGCAACCATGTCCTAACAGGCGTGCCATGATTATGCAATGGTATCTTCCTGCCCAATTTTAAATACTTACAAGCTTTTGGTATTAATTTTTCTACATATTGGCCGACCCCATAGTTATTTGTAGGTCTTACGATAATATAAGGTAAGTTATATGTTCTAGCCCATGCTAATACTAACATATCAGCAGCTGCCTTTGTTGCTGAATATGGATTACTAGGTTTTAATAGATCCGTTTCTGTATGTGCACCGTTTTCTATATCCCCATATACCTCATCTGTACTAAAATGCAAAAATACCGGAGTAATTCCATTTTCCTGTCGATAGTTACGAATTAGTTCTAATAAATGATGTACTCCATCGATGTTAGATCGTACGAAATCATCACTATTAGATATAGAATTACCTACGTGTGTTTCCGCAGCTGTGTTAATTACATAGTCACAGTCATATAAGAACTTTAAATCATTGATATCTGAATTGATAAAAGAGAAGTTATCATACTCATAAAACTCTGTTAAAAGTTCTTTATTTGCAGCATACGTCATTTTATCGACGCCTTTAACATACCATCCTTTTTCGAGACATTTTCTAGTCACATAGGATCCTATGAATCCTAAACATCCTGTTATATATACTATTTTTTTCATATTATAAAAAATTATTTAATTTAAGATATTCATCCATTTTATCTAAAAACTGTTTTGGTTTACCTTTACCTTGTGTATGACCTATGAAATGTGTTATTTTAGATTGCAGTGCTGGCCCCCAACCACCGAGTTCTTGATCGGGGTGCAGTTCACCAAATGTTGGATGCGTACCAAAATTAGGAATTACATAATATTGCATCGGATCTAGTATATGTGGATCTTTTTTAGATAGTACAATGTTCATTAAACTAAAAAACGATTGTTGTTGCGTATCAATTAAAAATCTATCCGGACCAAAGAATTCTTTTCCATTTTCATCTAATACTGATTTATATTGAAAGTTATCTAATAAAAATTCAAATCTATCTTTTGAAAGAAAATTATCATATATACTCAAATCAATTCCTTGAAATCCTGCATTAAATCCTAAAAATCCCGGATTTCGTTGTTGATATGTTTTATAAAAATCTTCTCCATATATGTTAACTAATTGCTGGAATAAAACTTTATCGCAGTTAGCATTCATTGGTTCTGATATTAATACAGGAACTTTATTTAAAAGTAACGATGTTATATGATCAAAATTATCATTAATTAATATATCATCATCATATATTAAATAATAATGTTTAAGTTTTACTCTGCGTAAGTAATGTGCCATTAATACAAAATATATTGCTTTCCAGGTGTTAAATTTTTCTTCATAATCTAAATCATAATATTCTTTAACATAGTTAATAAAAAATAATTTTTCATATGAATACAGATTATCAATATGGGTATCAATTAAATTACTCCAATAATCATTATCATCATTATTCCCTTCATGTGTATTATCCCATAATATGTGAAATTCTATATTCACATCTGGGTATAAGTTTTTTATTTTGGTTTGTAGTTGATGTAATGCAAAAAAGCTTTGTTTATTTTTTGCTCTCATCATGTTTGATACTATTATTTCTTTCATATATTATATTATAGTTAATTTTTATTATATATCCAATAAATCTATAAACTTAAAACATCGATCTAAATTTTCTTTATGAAATGGTATTAATGATATTAATAACATTTTTACCTTATGATGCAATTCATTTATATCAATTTCCGGATGTTTAATTTGTAGGTTATCTAGAAAATGTAACCTTAAAGTTTCTAAATATGATTTTTGTATAGTTTCATTATGTAATACATAATCATAACCATATAGACTTTGTAATATCTTAGCATAATCATAATAGATATCTCCATATGATGTTAAGATGTTATCCCATTCACCGCGAGCATCAATAAATTTACAGTATTGTTTATCAATAAAGACATTAGTAAAAACTGGGTCTCCGTGTATTCTTCCGTATTTACACTTTAGTTTTTTATTAGATAAATGATTAAATAATTTTATATCTACACCTAACGTTGTATATAACTCATGATATTCGACTAATCTATTTTTTACTTTTGTAGTATATGCCCAATTTAAATCAATATCATGTATCATATCTATAGATTGATGTATAACATCTATAGATTCAATTAACGTATCGATATCTAGTTTTGTTAATCGTTGTGATAATAATAAAGATGAATAAGTAGGTTGAGTTAACCGCTGAAGTATAATTTTGTCTTTTGTATTATCATATACCGTAGGAAATAAAGATATTAAATTATTAGGAATATTTTTATAATAAAATGATTCGTTTAGTAAATTACCTGTTTTTGTAATACGATTTCCGTTTACTGTAATAGTATGGTGTTCTCTAGCGATATGATCTTGAAATAAATACAATCCAGTTTCTTTAGTTAGATCCCTATGTGCAGGTATTGCTTTATCATCTATATAAACATCAGCATATGGTTTCATTAAAATTAATTCATGATATGATACTGAATTTTCTTTTAATACTTTTTCAATATAAGGTCTTTGATTTTCAATTTCATTCAAATTACCATTTTTTGATACCATACCTCTCGCACTATGTAAAATTATTTTACAACCTTGTTGGTATGCTTCATTACAAAATTTAACATTTTTTTGTATCGCAGTTGGGTTTGTATATAAATCATATATTAATGTCCCGTCAATATCAAAACATATTATATGATTTGTTTTCATATTTTTCTTAGAATATTCTTTTAACTGATATGGAGTTCCACAGCAATCAAATTCATTGCTAATATCTACAATTTTAAATGAATTGTTATTTTGTATACAATCCTGCACTGCTTTGCTTAGATATAATTCACCATCATGTTTATTAATAACGTTAATACATGATGTTTCTAAAACTTTTTTATTCTCAAAAATATATACGCCAGCATTTGCTATATTACTAATAGTAATTTTTTCTTGTATATCTATTATATTACCTAATGTATCTATTTTAACATAACTATACAAGCCCGTTTTATCAATATCAATAAAAGTTGATAACGCATTTCCGCTTATATTAACTAATTTATCTAAAGCGGTTGTATGAAAAATAGTATCACAATCAATACATGCTATTTGTTCATTATCAGGTAAAAAATTACATGCATTTAATACTGTTTCCGTGGCGCCTTTAGTGTTCGAATTTAGTTTAATTGTAGTTACTTGTTTATTATCAAACAATGATTTTAATTGTAATTCAGTTTCGCCATTACATATTATGTATATATGACTAAAATAATCAAATAATGGCGTAACAACTTTAGTAATTAAAGGTTGTGTATTTATTTTTACAAAAGGTTTATATTCGGAATATCCGTTTCTAGAAAATCGTTCTCCCAGCCCCATCATTGGTATAACTGCAATCATAATATACCTCCCCAACTATGCATCCAATTCATGTATTCTTCATATGGCATACCTCGATACACATCACACATTCTGTGTTTAGTAGATTCTACAACGATACTATTAAGTCCGGCTTGTAAATATAACAATCTGCATGCATCTCGCTGACATAATCCATTACCAAATGGATTGTTTAATAAATATTCAAATTCGGTATAAGAATTGCAAACAGTATCCATAGATTTAGAATCTCCGTAAAAAAATATATCGTATATTCGTCTAGGATAAAATGTATTAAGTAAATTGATATTATAAATCGTTTCTGGTTCGATATTGGTATCAATTGAACTTATAAATAAGTTATCCGGGCGCATACGTATAACAATATCATAATTTGTATTTAAGTATTGTTCATGCTGTTGTTTTAGTAAATTTGCACGATATATTTTATATAATTGAGTATAACTATTTATTGTTCTATTATTAAATCTATTATCAGTATAATACGTTTTTTCTTTTATCGATAACATATTAAACCAATCATTATAATTTTCAATTTCTAAACTGACAATGTTTTTATAAATTTTATTGATATCATGTAATATATTATCGTTTTTTTCTTTAATTGATCCCGGATCGATGTATCCATGGTTCATAGATTCTCCAATATGATCCCATACTGAAATAAAAACATCTGGATTGAGTGTTTGAATAAATTTATTATATCCATCGATGACATATGGATGGTTGTAATACCTTAATTCACCACTTATACAAACTGCTATTTTATTTTTCATGCTGTTGTTGAATATTTATTCATTAATTTATTCTTTTGAATATCTACGTTTGTATTGTTACTTTTACTAACGGTATTATCGTGATCTACATATATGCATAGAACATATGGCAAAAGTTTAAACTTTAACCCGTTACTTGCCATTCGTATCCACATTTCCCAATCGCCTATTATATTATAATCGTTATAATCAAAATAACCAAAAAATAAATGTGTAGATTTTCTCCAAACAGGATCGGGGCCAGCCATACACATTGATAATACGCGTTCATGGAAATTATCTGGATATTGTATATGTGGTAAATTTTCAGTATCTAAATTATTTAAATTATCTTCTGTAGTTGCAGTATAGTAATTATATACTAAATCAACATCTATATTTTTTAATAAACAATCATATTTAATCGATGTATTTACTGGAAATCGTAGATCGTCTACATTCCAATTGGTTATATATTCTGTTGTTGAATTTTGTATTCCTATATTCCATGCATTATATACACCTAACTGTTCATTTTCTTTTATAAAAACAATATTATCATAATGTATGTATTTATCAAATAATTCATCCCATTCCGAATAAACTATAATAAATTCAATTGATTTAAAATTAATTTGTTCTTGTATGTTAGAAAAATACGTAGGTATAAACTTTTTATATTTATTTGACGGACCTATTGCCGTAATTACCGACATTTTATATTTTCGTTGTATACTTGCAGAATTTATTTTAAACGAGTGATAATCTAGATTCCATCGAGATCTAAATATATATGTATTGTTATTTACTCGATTAGCAACATGAGTTATATGTATATCATGTTCTTTATCATCATATCGTATTATGCATCTAGAGTCATCTCTATCATGCAATTCTACATTATATCCTAGTTGTCTAACTAAAATACTAAATAACGTTTGATCATGACGTCCAGTACCCCAACCATCGACCGTAGTCCCGTCATCAGTGAAATTTATTATATCTTTTGAGTACTCATACATTGGTATAACATATGAATCGTATATTTTTCTAGAAACACCCTGAAATCCAGCATCTATACCTAATAATTTATCATCTAATATAAATTTATTAGATTCTTCATTTAACTTAAACTTTTCAATCAATTGATTAGTTATCATCCATCGTATAGAATGACCACAATCTGTGAAAAAATACCCTGTTTCTTTGATATGTTTAAATAACACATTCAGTGGTTTTGTAACTGTAGTTCCAGCATCTAAATACAATACATATGGATATTTATCTAACGCATCTTTTATGATTACTGGTTTCCATGAAAATAATCCTTTAACATGTCGATTAGGACCTGTATGAATATCTAATAAAATATCAGGATTAGTTTTTTCTACGTCGCAAATTTGTACTCGTTTTATATTAGCTAATTCATTTTTATGTATATCACTCAATCCTAAATCATATACTAATATAGTTTCAACATCATAATAATTATGTTTATGTATACTACCAATCATATTAAGTAATAGCGGATAATGTTTATCATCAGCCGCCGTACAAAAATACATAGGTATACTTTCGTGTATATTTAAACCCCAGTCACCTAAATTAGGAATATTATATTGTTTTGTTTGTTGTTTGATATAATCTAATCTATAATTACTAGAATTTGATATATTTTTAAAAATGTCATCTTGAATTTTTAAGGGATACTCAAAATATTCTTCGGTCCAATCAAAATTATTTACAGATGCGTCATATGCATCATTTCCGGCAACGTCTATACCGTAAACTTTATTATTAACATAATCCGTAACTTTCCAGAAATATTGTTTTATTCCTACATGATTTTTATCTAACCACTGTAAATGTGAAATAAATAATTTAGATGGGTCAATTGCTTGTTGATGTATAGGAATTGGCAAATGTGTCGAATGCATTTGCATTTTTTTAAATGTACAATTATTTTGATACGAACCTATTCTATCTTTCCAATTATCAGCCCATGGGCCATCTATTCGAATAGTATTACCTGATGTATACTGTATCCATTTTAGATAAAATACAGTATCTGGATTGTTATATAGTAATTCTTCTAATTCTTGTTTAGACATAGTACCATCTAAGTATTCATCGGCATCTAAACAAATAATGTTATTTGAATATTTTTTACCAGTATCAAATAACATTTGGCGAATATCGGTTTCTACCTTTAACGTATCATGAGTTTCGGTATATGTTAAAATCTCTAGAATATTATATTTTGATTTAACTTCGTTTAAATATTCTTTCGTAGAATCTGTATTTGTATCTAATAAAAATACAAATCCATCCGAATATTTACTCCATATAGGTAACAGTTCTTTAATTAATGGCAATTCATTTCTAACCATTGTAATTTGTACTATCATATATTATTTATGTTTTTAATAAATTTTTCAGTTGTATATAAATGTTTGTAATTATAATTACAATTGTTACTACAATGATTATAAAATTCAATATCTGTTTTTAATCGTTTTGCTAGTTTAACTGCAGAGTCTACATCATCTACATCTATAGATAATTCTGGATGACATAATCGTTGAGTGTCTACCTTTTCATTTCCAATACACGGAATTCCAAAATATGCACAATTCAAACTAAA